TCTGTAAAACCCTATATATATTGACACGTCAATGCAACATAATATATGTTATAGGACAATGAATGGGAATGTCAATTTGGCTGGGGGGTATTCGTATTCGTAACACTAGGGTTATTTAATGCCAATTATATACTATATATAGTATGTCTAATAAAAAGGTACTATATATTGTGTTTGCTTATAACTTTTGTAGATAGTGTACATACACTAGGTGCAGAGTCACACATTACCTGGACTTCGTTAATTTCTTTTAAAGTGTTACTACACTCTTTACATTTCATATATAATTTTTATTTTATTAAAACTCTTTGGGGATGTAGCGGGCTATATTTTTTATATATTCAAATATGAACTAGGATGTTTCACTTGACCTTGGGTATCTCACTTGTCTTTCTAGTTGGTCTTACTGGCTGTAAGGTGAGACTTTTGTACTCCCGATGTCCGCTTTACCTGTATCTTGCTACTTGCTCCTGGTTGTTTGTAGTTCGCTAACTTTATCATAAAGGAGAATCAAATACAATTTATTCAAATTTTAAAAACTTTTCCCCTATATGTATAATATGGAATGTAAAAGATGTAAAAATAATTTTTCTAAACAAAGTCATTATATGATTGATATATATATACAAAATAATTTTCCTTTAACATTTTGTAATAAACATAAAAATTTTAAACCTAATAAATTAATTGTTTGGTTTCAACATAAATATCATTTACATTACAAATATCCTAAGCACTATATGAGAATACATAAAGTTGGATATAGAGAGGGTAAGTTAATGTATTATCGTTTTAAGTATGGACAAGAAAAAATTTTTTTTTCAACTCGCTTTGCTCGTTAGTTTCTATATAATAAATTTATCTTGGGATGGACCCAAGAAAATATAGTACTGGACATACTATACGTGAACGAAGACCTACTTCTTGCCCGAAGTAGGTTTTTGTTTTGTAGGGTCTGCATACCTACCTTTAATTCTTGGATAATTTTTTGGTTTATGTTTATGACAATATTTATATTTGTTATATTGCGATAAGATGGTAGTACAAGCAGAATGCACGCAGGTTCGGTTTTTCTGATACTGCGTATTCTTTTTGAAGTTAGGGTACTTGTTACCCTTTATGTATTCTGCCATAATTAAATTATAGGAGGACAGATGCCAGGTAAAAGTTATTCATATAAAAAAGGTATGAAAAAAAACAAGAGCAGAAAACGCAAGAAGTAATGGCTGAATATAGGGGAATGAAGGTAAAGTTAAATTCACCTTCTGCAATACGAAAAGGCGAACCAGGGTATGGTCGCAAAAAATCTAAAGTCTTTGTTATGTCAAATGGCAAAGTAAAGAAGGTTATGTTCGGTGACCCTAATATGGCTATAAGAAAAAACAATCCAGGAGCTAGAGCTTCGTTTCGTGCAAGACACAAATGTAGTACAGCTAAGGATAAAACAACAGCAAGATATTGGTCTTGCAAAGCATGGTAAGGAGAGATAATGGCAGCTAAAAAAGGTTTATATCATAATATAAATAAAAGAAAAAAAGCTGGGACAAGTAGGTCAAAGAAAAATTCTACAATTAGTCCTAAAGCATATGCAAACATGAAAGCTGGATTTCCTAAAAAGAAAAAAAAGAAATAATGGCAAATCTTAAAACAGTTGCATGCCCGCACTGTGGAGATAAATTTAAACAAGCACATGGAAGACAAAAGTATTGTAAGTTACAATGCACTAAAGCTGCTAACGCACGTGCTAGGAACCTAAAGAAAAAAGAAGATAAGGTACTAGCAACAACACCAAACAATAGAGCAAGTCGTGGTGAACATTATTTATACTTTGTAGAGAACTATGCAGCAGAATTAGTAGAAGGATTATTTACACAAAAGTTTGTAGCAGAAGATATTGGTGTTGACCAAAGTGTTGTAGCAAGAATGTTGCTTGCATATAAAGAAGATAAAGCTGTATCAGAAGCAAGAGAAGGTTGGGATATACCAGAAGAAGCTAAAGAGTCATTAACATCATTTGAAAAATTTAGAGATAGATACTTCTTAACAGAGATGGGTAAACCTTATGAGACTGCTAAGTTTCACAAAAACTGGATTAAAAACATTTTAAAATCTATTAAAGATGGTACGCAGCTTATGATACTGTCACCACCTAGACATGGTAAAACAGATTTACTTACACACTTTGCAGTATGGCAAGTATGTAAAAACCCTAACATCAGAATTATGTGGGTAGGTGGTAATGAAGATATTGCAAAGAATGCAGTAGGTTCTGTATTAGACCATTTAGAAAACAACGAAAAACTAATAGAGGATTTCTGTGGTCCAGGAGAAACATTTAAACCTAAGAGTAGAACTGGTAAGACCTGGAGTTCTGGTCAGTTTACAGTTAAGACAAGAACAGTAACTGGTATTAAATCACCTACTATGGTTGCTGTAGGTAAAGGTGGTAAGATTCTATCACGTGACTGTGACTTAATTATTGCAGATGACATTGAGGACCACGGTACAACTATACAACCTAGTTCACGTGAACAAACAAAGAGATGGTGGACTACAACACTGTCATCACGTAAAGAGGAACATACAGCAATAGTTGTTATTGGTTCCAGACAGCATCCAGATGATTTATATAATTCATTAATTGATAATGACGAATGGCATAAAATAATAGAATCAGCACACAGTTTAGATATTCCTATAGAATCTGGAGAACCTAAAGACCATAAAAAACATATGTTGTGGTCAAGCAAAAGAAGTTACAAGTGGCTCATGGCACAAAGAAGAAACGCACAAACAACTGGTGGTCTTGCAATATTTGAAATGGTGTATCTTAATAGACCGTTTTCAGAAGGGCTGCAAATGTTTAAGGTAGATTCCTTAGATGCTGCAAGAGATGATTCCAGGAATGTAGGTCACGTACCAGCTGGTACAAGACTTATTGCTGGATTAGACCCAGCTGCAACTGGTTACCAGGCAGCATTCTTATGGGCATATCATGTAGAATCTGGCAAGTTGTACATGGTAGATATAGAAAATACAAAAGGTGGTGGCATACCACAAGCATTTAAAACTATAAAAGAATGGTATGCAAAGTATCAATGTTCACATTGGATAATAGAAGAAAATGGTTTTCAACGTGCTATTAGACAAGATAGAGAACTAAAAGAATGGACATCAACTAAAGGAATACATTTAGAGGGACATCAAACACAAAAAAATAAATTTGACCCGTATTTTGGTGTTGGGTCCATGAGTGAGTTATTTGATAAAGGATTAGTAAATCTTCCTTATGGTAGTGCAGATTCGCAAAATAAGAGTAATATATATCGTAGGCAGCTTTTGTATTTTTCAAATGCTGCTAACAAGGCAAGTAGCAGGGGTTACAAGTCAGATATAGTTATGGCTAGTTGGTTTCCTATAAAGATTGTAAGAAGATTACAAAAGGAGTTTATCGCAGAAATGGGATATGATTACCAACCAAGTTATGGCAATTTTGATGTAAGTAGTATGAACTCTGCACCATGGTAGGGATATGAATACAAGCGAATTACAAGATAAGATAACGCAATTACATTACGATAATCAAGAGAACCATGCCATGCGTGGTCGTATTCGTTCCATTATGAACGGTGGTGCTAGTGGTATATTAGCTTTACTAGGTGACCAGGTTAAAGGATTCCAGGACTGGCAAGTACCAATGCCTAACCTTATGATGTCTGGACTAGAACACCTTGCACAAAAGATAGGACGTATTCCTAATCTAAAAGTAGATGTACCTAACAATAAAGATTCAGAACGTGCAAGACAACGTGCAGATAAAATTGCAAGAATAATTACTGCATATGATGATGTACAGAGATTAGATTTACAGATGCCACAAGTTGGTAGATGGTTACCAGGTTATGGTTTTGCTGCATGGATTATAAAAGAAAAGAAGGATGCTAACGGCACACCTTATCCTATAGCTGAACTTAGAGACCCGTATAATTGTTTTCCTGGTTATTTTGGTCCAGACCAAACACCTAAAGAAATGTCAGTTGTACGTAGAGTTCCTAAAGAAGCATTAGCTAGAACATATCCTAAATATGCAGAAAAGATTAAAAAACAAAAGAATGTAATTAATGTAGCTAGCGGATATGCTTCTGCATACCAGGACGCATATAACGGTTCATGGGCTAACTCAAATAACGAAGGTGATTTAATATCTGAATTTTATAACGAAGAGGGAACCTACGTTTATCATTTAACTTCTGGAACTATATTAGATTTTATTCCTAACCCAATACAATCTGGACCAGCATTTGTTATAGCTAAGAAATTTAGCTTTGACCAGATGCAAGGACAGTATGACCAAATAATAGGACTTATGGCTTCTATGGCAAAAATTAATGTTATGTCAATTATTGCGATGGAAGATGCAGTCTTCACAGAAACAAACATAACTGGTGAATTAGAATCTGGACAATACAAAAAAGGTAGATTTGCAGTTAATTACTTTTCTCCAGGTAGCACAGTTTCTAAACCAGCATCTAACATACCTTATCAATTATTCCAACAGATAGACAGAATAGAAAGACAGTTACGTGTAGGTGCTTCTTATCCAGCAACAGACGATTCACAGTCACCACTTAGCTTTGCTACTGGTAGAGGATTAGAAGAATTAGGTGCATCTATGTCACTTATGATTAGAGAATATCATACAGTAATGGCAGATGCTATAGAACAGATAGACTCTAAGAGACTTGAATGGGACGAAAACATGTATGGTGGTCAAACAAAAGAACTGTCTGGATATAGAGATAACAAATTTTTTAGTGAAACATACGAACCAAAGAGAGATATACAAAGTTCTTATAAGACTAGAAGAGTCTATGGAGCTATGGCTGGTTACGATGAACCACAGAAAATTGTAACAGGGCTGCAACTTCTTAGTTCTGGAGTTATTGACACACAAACATTACAAGAAAACCTAGACGGTTTAGATGATTTAAGTAGAGTCAATGAAAGAATTACAAAAGAAAAGATGGATAAAATATTAGAAGATACTTTATTACAACAAGCATCTGCTGGTGACCAAAAAGCTGTTATGGCTGTGGTACAAATCAGAGCTAACCCATCTGCTAAACAGTCAATATTAGATAAATTTTTTACAGCTGAAAAGCCCGAAATACCAGAACAAGAAGCCGCGATGATTGAAGGTATGGGTCCGACACCACCTGGACCCGCACCTTCTATACAACAGGCATTAGGATTAGGATAATGCACGAGTTGTTTGAAGATATAGTTGACAATAGTTTATGGGAATTAGACGAAGAAGGCGATGATATTATTATGGAAGATTTTATAAAGAAACAACAATTCAATAAGTTTCCTAGAATAATATCAAGATTTTTTGTAACAGAAATAATACATTTAGATGAGGAAGATATAGATGGCAACCAGGATTACTAAAAGAAACAATGCTGTAAAACCAGCATCTAATAACTTTATAGACCAAACAAGAATGGGATATGGTGAAAAAGAACCTCTTAAAGAATTAAATAGTGAGGTACAGAATCTAAATTTACCACAAGAAACACCTATGCCAGCTGCAGCACCACAACCACAAGATAGTGTTTTTAGAAGTACAGACCAACCAATGAGACCAGTAGAAGATGGTTTACCTTTTGGTCCTGGAGTAGGTGCGCAAGAACCAATGGAAACTACAGAATCTTTAATACAACAATTTTATGACTTAACTGGTGACCCGCTTTTAGCTAGATTATTAAAATAGCATGTCATACAGTGTATTTGATGCGGCATCATTCCAGGATGATTCACAAACTAAAAGAGCTATAAGTGAAGCTGTAGCACCTTCTTCTGTTAACCAAGAGCAAGCACAAAGAGCATCTGCAATAGTTAAACGTTATCCAACAATAAGTAAAGGTTCTTTAGTCGGTGCAGTCAAATTAGGTGTAGGAGCAGATGACCCAAGACTACAACAAATAGTTATGAAAGAATCAATCATTAAAGAAGAAGAAGGAGAAGGTAAATTAAAAAGCGCTATACGTAGGTCCGTACGTGGTGCGTTTATAGGATTTCAAAACTTATGGGAAATGGGAGTACCAAGAGTTGCAAGATATACAGAAGGCAGACAACAAGGTATGTCTCACGAAGAAGCAAGTCAAAAGAGTAAAGCTACGTTGCTTGGTGAGATAGACACAGCTAAAGCTGCAGGTAAAGATATAGATTTAGGTCAAGGATGGTTTTTAGGAAGCACTGACCCAACACAAACATCTGAATATAAAAACTTATTAGCATCTGGTGTTGACCCATTAGAAGCAAGAGAATGGGTTAGAGATAATATATTAGGTGTACAGATATACGAAGAGCAAAAGAAAAAAGCAAATCAAATACAATTTGTTGGTGAACGTGCAGAAAAATTTTCTGAAGCAGGAATAGCACCTACTGTAACACCAGGTAGATTTTTATTTAAATTAGTTGATGACATAATAGAACCAGGTACAAAAGCATATAATTATATGACTGGAGTATTGGACATTGTTGCACAAATATATCTTGACCCAACAATAGCTATAACTAGAGGTGTATCAGCAGTAGGTAAAGCTGGAAAAACGTTTCAACAACTAGATAATTTATCTGGTATGGCTAAGAGATTTAATGAAGTTGGATTACTAGAAGGTGCTAGAAAAACTGTGTTTGGACCAACTGTCCAAGAGTTTATGAAAGGTAAATCTGGTATAGCATTTAAAAAATTTTTATGGGAAAACTCAACATCCGATATTATTGCTGCATCTAAAAACAACATAGATAATTTTAAATTTTACGATGAGTTAGATAAGTTTAAAGCAAAAAATAAAGGTAAGTCATTTGAACAAATAGATGCAGATTTAACAGAAAACCTAGTCAAGAAAAATTTACTTATAGAAGCCACTCAAAACAATTTACCTACAGTTAAAAGAAAAGGTAACAGAATGACTGGTATGTTAGAGAGAACATACGGTACAAGATTAATTACAGAAAATAAAGACGATTCTTTTGTTAAATTAAATAGATTTATTAGATTAGCTACTTCTGGATTAGAAGAAACTAAAAAAGTAAAAGTAAGAGATAAGTTTATGTCAGATGCAGTTAAAGCACTTAATGCTGCAGATGCACCTACAGAAACAGCTAAGTTAGTAGGTAACTTTATACAACGTCAATTTAAACCACAAGTTATAAAAGCATTAGGTGGTAAAGATAACCTCTCTAAATTTCAAACTGATTTAGTAGATAAAGGTTTAGAAGTACAAGCTAGATTTATTGGCACTGCACAAAAACAAAAAGATGCAGTTAAAAGTTATCAAATAGATAAAACTGGACAAAACGTACCAATAACACAAGTGCTTAGACAATTACAAGGTGGTAAGTTAGATGGAGTTCCAGAACTTCTTGACCCAGTTACTGCAGTACAACTAGCAGATGAAATATTACTACCTAACTCTAGGCAAGTAATAAGAGCTGCTAAAACATTAGATAAAAACTTTGGCAAAATAGGCAGCAAAATATTTGCAAGTGATAGTGCAGAAACTGTTACAAGATTTATGGATTGGTATTATGGTTCTTTATTTAAACCCTTAGTGCTACTTAGACCAGCATGGACAGTCCGTGTTATTGCAGAAGAACAATTAAGATTATTAACTTCTGGTGTTACAAGTGTTATTACACATCCAGCACAAATGATTGCAAGAATTATAGGTAAACAAAAAGAATCTAGTAATACTTTGCTAGGAACTTTTGAAGATAACGCACAGTTTATAGATGTTACATTAAACGGTGCTGGCACTCCTAGTGCAGTAAGAAGAGGTTATGGTAACACTGGTGAGTTTACAACTGTAACAAGACAAGAAAACAAAAAAGCATGGGGAGAAGCTACATTTAGAAACTTTATGCAACACAAATTTGACCCATTGTCCAGGAGACTTGCACAAATACAGTTAGAACCTAGCGCTGCTAAAAGAAAACAATTATTAGCTTCAGTAATAAAAGAAGTACAAACACAAGGTAATATGTTAAATAAACATATTAGAAAAGTTACTGGTGCAGAAGGTCATGCGTTTAAAGGTGCAGGATTTTCTAGTAAACCAGGTAAAGCTAAAGCAGAAGAATTTGTACATTATGTAAATGCTGCAGTAGCACAAGCTACTGGAGGAAAAGTTCTTGCTTCTACTGCTAAAGGTACTCCTAGACTTGCTAGAAATTGGATTGATGAAAATGGTAACGAAGGTTTATTAAAAGCATTAGCAGATGAAAACATGTCTGCACAAGAGTTAGTTGGTTTAGAAAAAGTTAATTTAGATAAATATTGGAAGGGAGAATTATCTCCAGATGAATATACATCTATAACTACAACACTTAGAAATAATCAAGAAAACATGAAAAAAGAATTTGTTAAAAAATATTTAGATGTATTACCAGAATCTGCACGTGGTGAATTAAAAAATGCAATATCAAGAGAAACAAGAATGCTTGATGACTTTGTAGATAGTATGTTTAATTTTTTAATGACAGTACCAACAAAAAAACTATCACGTGCGCCAGCATTTAAGTTTCATTACTGGAATAAAGTAGGAGACTTTGGTCAACATTTAAATGAAAAAACATTAAAACAAGTAATAAAACTTGCAGAAGATGCAGGTCTTGCCACTGGTACAGGTAGAGAAAAGAAAATACTTAAAAAATTACAATCTTACAAAGGTGTTGTTGGTGGTGTAAATGATGTAAAAATTATAGATAAAGTAGCATCTTCACATGCACTTACACAAACTAAGAATCTTTTATATGATGTAACAACTAAAACTAGATTAGGTAATGCAACAAGAGCTATATTCCCATTCGGTGAAGCATACGTAGAAATATTTTCTACATGGGCAAGGTTAGTAAAAGATACAGGTGGTAAACCTTTAAGAAGAGCAGACCAATTAGTTCAATCTGCACGTAAACCTAATCCAGTATTTGATGATGAAGGACAAAAAGGATTCTTTTACAAAGACCCAAACAGTGGAGAAGAATTATTTGGTTACCCAGGAGAAGGTTTAGCAAAGAAATTTATGTTTAAAGATTTAGAAGAAAACGGAGTTAAAGTAAATTTACCAGTGTTTGCAGGGTCACTTAACATAGTTGCCAATATTGTACCTGGTTTTGGTCCAACAATTACTGTACCAGCTGCATTAATAAACAAATATTTTAATTTATTAAAACCAGGTGAAATAGGAGAACAAATATTATTTGGAGATTTTTCACCTCCAAGAGTAGGTAGTGTAGCAGAAGTGTTTACTAGCTTAACACCAGAACCATCATGGTTTAAAAAATTTAGAACTGCATTTGGTGGTGGTGGTGCAGAAGCAAAAAGATTATTTGGTAATACCCAAATAGATGTATATAAAGCATTGTTGTATGCAGGACAAATAGACGACAGTACCCCAGAAGGTGTAAACGCAGGTATAGAATTAGCTGGAGATTATGCAAGAAATATTTTTCTTTTTAGAGGTTTGTCACAAGCAATAGGACCATCTGGTGCAGTAAGTCCTAAGTATGAATTAACAGATAAAACAGGAAGATTATATTTTTTTGAAACTCTTGCACAAGAATACTGGAATATATCTAATGCAGTAGAAGATAGTTCAACAGCAGTAAAAGTATTTACAGATAGATTTGGATTTGACCCAGTGGCATTAGCTACTGGTAAAACTATGACTGTAAAGAAAAGACCAGTAACAGAAGATGGTGCTGTATGGGAAAGAAATAATCCAGAGTTAATAGAAAAGTTTGACTTAACATACGCATTCCTTATAGATGAAACAGATTCAGAATTTATGTATGAGAATTATTATGCACAATTACTTAGTGGTGACAGAGTACCAAAGACACCAGAACAATGGGTACAATCTAAAAACATATTGCTTGGCAACATAGAGTATGAAAACTTTGTAAAGAAAAATAATTTACTTACTAGAAATGACAAACAAGCAGTCATAGCTAAGAGAAATAAAAAAGCAGAAATAGCTATGAGATATCCTGGTTATGGTAGAAGCATAGATTATTCACCAACTAAACCAGAAATAGATGATTTAATTGACGAACTATATACTTGGGTTAATCCAGTTACATACGTATTAGACCCAAGACTTGTAGGTAACCCAGCTGCAGAAGGATTAAAAGAATATTTACAACTTAGAGATAAAGTTATTGCTGAAACTAAGAAGCTAGACACAACATATTCTGATACATCGTTTAGACGTGCAAACAAATTAGCACCATATAGAACCTTGTTAAGAGACAAAATCAAAGCTATATTGGTTACAAAGCCAGAATTTGCACCGTTAGCTAAAGAAATCTTTGAAAGAGAGTTACGAGAAGCAGAAGAGGATATAGAATTATTAAAGGGATTATATGACAGTTGATGAATTTTTTAACAGAATAGAACAATTAATTATACAAGTTAATGATAGTGCTACGTTAGGACAGAATAAAGTAGGCATAACTACAGAACAAAGATTAGATATATTAAATGCTAATACTATAGACGATGCTTCTAAATATCTTATTGCTGCAGGAATACCACAGTACATTGTTGACTTTGCTATATCTGGAACTGATATAAGTGGTATAACTGGTGATGATGCAGCATTAGCTGCAGCTGCAGAACAAACTGGATTGTTTGGTAACCAAGATGAAATTATTGGTGTACCAGCTAATTACTTACCACCAAGAGAATCAGCCACAGATTTTTATACACAAAATGATTTAGTCAATATGTTTGCTGGAATGGAAGAAGAACAGATAGCAGCAATACAAGCAGATATGATTAATGCTAAGTTACTTAGTGTTAGTGATGGATTTATTCCAGGAGATTGGGATAGTGCTACACAAATAGCATTTACACCAGTATTGGCTAGAGCAAACAGAGGTGGTGTTACAGAGTTTGAAAAACAATCTGGTGCAGCATGGAGAAATGTATTAGAAGAATACGTAGCTAATCCAGTTCCTACAATACCAGATGACGATGTATTTTTACCACAAGACCCAGCAACTAATGCACAACAAGTTAAGTCACTGTATGCCAGGGAACTAAACAGAGACCCTTCTCCATCTGAACTTAAACTATTATCTAATGAGTTATATAAACAAGCAGAAGCTGCATACGCACAATCACAAGAATTAGGACAAGTAGCACAAGCACAACCAGCATTTACTGGAGATGATTTATTATCTGGTGAATATGGTAATTATGCTGCAGATAATGTACAAGAAGCAATAGAAGATGAAGGCATGACGCAGATAGATTCACAAGCTAGAATGAAAGAAAAGTTTGATGTTTTAATACAAAACGAAAAGGCAAGGTTAGGAGAAAATTATTCGGCACGTAATACTAGGAATGTTATTCTTAATAGCATCTCCGCTAGAACAGGAAGACCCGCATAAAATGAATCAAGAATTAGTTGCATTTATGGAATCAATCAAAGAGCAAGAGAATGCTGGTGGTAATTATTTATTAAAGCATAGACCTACAACAATCATAGGTTATGACGGTAATCCAGTTAAAGTCCAGGCACTTGGTGCATATGGAATATTAGATATTAACTGGGACAAATGGTCAGAACAAGCTGGGTATAAAGGTGCGGACTGGAGAATACCAGAGATGCAAGATATTGTAGCTGCATATAAGTTTACAGAGTATTACAACAAATATGGAAGCTGGGATTTAGTAGCCGTTGCATGGTATGCAGGTCCAGCTAGAGCTAACAAAGCTAAAAACATGGGACTAGATTCTGTAAGTAATATAGAAAACATAGAAGGTTTTGGTCCTAATGTACAAGAATATGTCAATAGTGTTATGGGTAAGTATGAAGATAACTTAGAGTCTGCTTCTAATACAACTGTAGAAAGTTATGTAAGCCAATCAGAACAACAAAATGATATGTTATATAGAGGAGAAGAAAAAGGTTCTATGACAACTCTTCCACAAGTAGGTAACAATACAAATCCTATGGAGAAATATGCAGCAGATATATTAGCAGCATTAGTACCTAGAAGAAACTTAGAATTTGAAGCACAAGTACCAGAAGAAGTTGGAGATATAGAAGAAGCTAAGATTAAAACAGATATACGAAGAGAAGAGTCTATAGGTATGCAAGATTTATTGAATGCGATTGATGCAGAATGAAACCAATAGAACAAATGTCAAACGCAGAACAAAAAAGATTATTTTTTCTTAATCACGCAGCTAAAAGAAACAGATATAAAAAGATATTTACTGGTAAAAAATAACCATGGAACAAGAAGAACTTGTTGAACTTGGTGCAACCGCAACTGCAGTAGCAGCTCCTTTAGATGTATCAAGAAGGTCATTAAATTATTTACGTTATTATGACCCAGGAATAATATACACAAACAATTATGAAATAAAAGATTTAGATAATCTATTAAAAATATACGATGATGTTATTAAATTTTTAGGAGAGGACCCTAAAGTATTTGACAAAAAAATTATAGATGATTTGTTAGATGGTATTGGAAACATATCAAGTACACATTATGATATATCGGAAAAAGCAGAAGATTTTTTGACAGATGTGTTTGTACAAAAAAACCCTTTAGATGCAGAAAAAAATATAGGAAAAGTATTAACTAATCTAATAGAATTAGAAGAAAGTGTATCTGGACCAATACTAAAACTTAGTGCTTCTGGTGTAGATGCACATGGATTAAGTGTGTTTGAATCTGCTAATGATACTCTAAGTCATGTTATAGACCAGTCAATAGATAATTTAAAAAAACTATCTAAACAACCAAGCGCAACACCGTTAGATATTGCAAAACAATTACAGGATGGAAAATTTTCAAATATAGTTGATGCGCAACAAGAAGTGTTTGATATTGGTAGAACTCTTATAGGACATATGACATGGGCAAAAGTAGGAACTATAACAAGAGGTGTAGTTATAGAGACTGCTGTATATGCAGACGTATTAAACGTATTAACTAATTTATCTAAAGAAGAATTAAAAACAATAGACAAATTAACAAAAGAAATAAAACCTGGATTTAAATTTTATATATTTGATGATATGGAAAATATACCAGTTACAAGAAATAAAAGCATAACTATGAACAATTTAGAATCTATGCAAGATAATCTTAAAGATTTTATAAATACTAGATATGATTCATATTTAGCTAGAGATGCAGATTTTTATTGGAGAATTAATCCAACAATTATAGAAAAAGAAGAACGTGCAATATTTGCTATGGGTGATTACATGAGAACTTTAAGCACTGTATTACCAGGAGGAATGAATAGACAATTATTTTTACCACAACAATATGATTACACAGCAGATATACCAGTTAGTAGATATTTAAACAAAGAAGATATGTTGCCTGGATATGAAGCTCCATCTAAACAAACAGGTATGCAATTTGCAGATGATGCAGTAATGTTAAAAGCTCCAGACGCTTCATTTAATAAAGTAGGTAGATACCACATGACACCAGTAGTAAATATAGCTGCAATAGCAGATGACATAGGTGTAGATTTACTTGTATATAGCAGAAGTCAAAAAGGTTTAGTTCCTTTATCAGTAAGAAATTTAGTTAATACAGATAAAAAACTAGAGATATGGAAAGCACCTAACACAACAGATGAAGATATTGCAAAGTTTGTAGATGCTGTTGTTGATAAACCCCTGGACGATTCAAACTTTAGATTAACTATAGATACACCAGAAGTAAAAACAGAGATAAAGAAACCTATAGTGCAGCAAGTACGTGAGACTTTTGCTAATACACATACACCAGAAGCAGTTAAAGCTGCAGACAATACAATAAAAACTAAACCTAAGTTTGCTACAAAGGTATTTAATAACCTAAGTAAACTAGATATAGGACAAGAAGTTATAGAAAAAGGATTAGCTAAACTTGGCACGAAGTACGGTGCTGCAAGTCTTACTGGTCCAGCTGCAGCAGCTTTAGCATTTTATGAAACTATGGTCTTTGCTGCAGATGTAACTAATGCTGCCACTAAAGCTATAGATAAAGACGTAGATTTTTTTGATAACTTTGGACAAATAGACGATAGATTTTCTATTACATATAGGTTAACAAAACCTTTTTATGAGACTTTATTTAAGGGAATAGGTGGTATAAGTTCAGACAATAAGGATTAAATGAAGTACAATAAATTAAGGAAAGAAGTAAATGGCATATCAAGGTGACAAATACGTAGGTGATTTAGCACTCTACTACATAGCAAAGAAATTAGAATCTGGACAAAAGACTGGTTCTGTTAAAGATGCTATTACCGATAAAGATATTAACAGACAATTAAAAGGTCTTGCAGATAGAAAACCAATTGCAGAATTAGGCAAAGTAAAGATATATCCTATCTTTGGTCCTAATGCTACTGCTAAAGCTACACAGTTTAATCAAGATGAAATAAGTGCTGCTATGAATATGGCAGATAATTTTCTAGGTTTACCAGACCCAATAGACACAGACGATGCAGTTGCTAAGTTTCGTGAGATGGAGAGAAGCACAGAAGAAGTTAAGAATGTAGAGAAAGTAGTAGAACAGTTTGCTGGACCTAATGATATAACATTTGACTTTGCTCCTAACAAACCAATAGAAGTAGTAATACAAGATTCTAAAGGTGCAAAAGACCCTATATATACTGGAGTCTCATTTGACTTTGCTCCTAATCGTGACCCACAAGATGTCATAGCAGAAGCTAAATTAGCAGTTGCAGCTGGAGTACCAGCATCTTTTGATGTACCACAAACAACTGTAGAAGAAATGGGATTTATTCCAGGTACACCAACTGACCCAGTATCACAACCAATATTACCTCCAAGTGGTGGTGGTAATGGTGGTGGTAATGGTGGTGGTAATGGTGGTGGTAATGGTGGTGGTAATGGTGGTGGTACTACAGGTGAGCAAACTCTTAACCCTAATAAAAATGTATTTAATAATATACCAGATGGTGCAGACCTAGTAGATGTAGAAGGACAACTGTATTTACGTTATGCAGTTCCTGGTGCAGGTGAACTGTATCAAGGTAGTACAATATTTATGTTTTATGAAGTACGATACAATGACCCAGTTGAAGCTGGCTTTGTAACTCCAGGACAAGAATATTATATTAACGCAAAGTTTAGTAATGATGATTTAGATTTAATGGGAGTAATTGCAGGTAACAGTGCAGACCTTCCACGTAATGGTCCAGATGGTGAACCACTACATCCATTCACATCTTTTGCAGAAACAATAGCTACAGAATCAACAATTAAACCTTGGATATTAGACCCAGATTCAATAGCATTGTTAGCTGAAGCTGCATTAGAAAACAGAGAAGTTACAGAAGCTGAATGGTTTAGCACTAATTGGTACGATGAACATACAGAATCTGAACGTGCATGGCTGCGTGAATATTATAAAGACCCTATTACAGCAGAACAAAAAGCTAATGACTACAAGATACAAGTAGCATCTGCACTTAGAGCTGCTGGTGTATCTGGTGGATATGATACAGAAACTAATCAAGAGTTAGCAGCACCAGATGCTTTGTCACAATGGATAGCTAACAAGTGGGTTACTGGTTCTTGGTCCGAAGCAAAAACAACAGAACAGTTAGCATTGTTTGCTGACCCATTTAGAAGTGGTGTAAGAGATACAGATTTTACAGATTATATAAATACTGCTGGACTTGGTGGATTAAACAGAAGTGCAGAACAAGAAGATAGAATTAAAGGTTTATATACACAATGGTTAGGACCAGTGTTTGGTAAGTTAACAGATTCAGAAGCTGCTGAAAAAGCTGGTAGGTTACGAAACAATCCAGACTATGAACAAGCATTAGTAGAGAGTTTAAAGACAAGCAGATTAGCTTTGTTTCCTAAATACACAAATACAGAATTAACATACGATGATATTGTTTCACCGTGGAGAGGATTAACTAGACAAACATGGGGACAAGAAGCTGACGAAACACAAGGTTGGTGGCAAGATATGGTAGCTACTAATGATTATGAATCTGGTCAAGAACTACTTAGAACTAAAGGATTAGAACAAGACATAGGACAAGTTACAGTAGAAGCAACACAAGCGCTGCAACAAGCAATAGGTGGAGCTGCAGGTTCTGTAGAAACTAACTTAGGAGTTAACCAGTAATGGCAACATACTTAGAAGAAGCACAAGCATTATATCCAAATTTATCTGCAACATTACTTAACTTGTTTGCAAATGAATGGGCTAAATCTGGTAATCCAGTTACTGCTATACAAGAAGTTAGACAGACAGATGAATACAAAACAGAGTTTCCAGGTAACTATAATCCATCAACTGGTCAAGTTAGATACAATGAAACTACATACAAAGCATTAGAGCAATCTTATATTGGTACACTCCAGGAGTATGGCATACCAGAACAAACATCAAGAGTATTACTTGCTGATAGATTTGTAGGTTTACTTGAAGGTGAAGTATCTGCAAGAGAGTTTCAACAAAGAGTAAGCGCAGCATATGAAGGTATAGTAGATAACATACAAGGAGTACAAAACTTTTTCTCTACTAATTACAATGTTGACTTAACTCCAGAAGCTATATTTATGGGAGCATTGGACCCGTCAATAGGTGAAGAGATTGTCTCTGGTAGAATTACTGCAGCACAAATTGGTGGTGAAGCTACAAGAGCTGGCTTTGCTATAACAAGAACAGAAGCTGAAGGATTAAGACAAGCTGGTCTAACGCAGCAACAAGCTAGACAACTATACAGTGCAGCACAAAAAGATTTACCTAGACTAAGAGACATACAACAAAGAGTAGAACCAGACGCAGAACAATTATCATTAGAACAATTTACACAAGCTGTTGTATTCCAGGACGCAGACGTGTTAGATGATATAAGAAGATTAGAAGCAGAAGAAACTTCTATGTTTACACCACAAGTTGGTGCAGCTAGAAGAGGTGCTAGAGTTACTGGACTTCAAGAACAATAGCAAAAACCCCAACTGAAAAACACAAAAACAGTTAGGGCTTTGCTTTATTTATTCTTCTTCTTGTTTTATTTTTTCATAGACTTTTGTATCATTAACATCTTTATAGACTTTTTGTTTTCTTATTGTACCCTTCCATGTGTTTGCGTCTAACTCGTGTAATGTCCATCTTTTAGTATCAATATGTGTAAGGTTGTAATCATTTATAATACTAAACAGTTGTAAAGTTGATAACTTTAATTGTGTTCCATCTGCAAAGTCAATTTCATAACCACTACCAACTTGTCCTGTAGATAGTTTTTCGTGATTAATCTGTTTCCACCAAACTGTATCTAGTTTATCTCCTAGAATAAAGTAGTCATTATCTATTGCAAAAGTGCCGTCTTTTAACAATTCGTTTTTTGCTAAATCGCTTCTATCAATTTCTTTATACTCACTCATTACTTATTCTCCTTCCTTATAATTAATCTCAAAGTCTTTATCAAGTTCTTTTATAAATTTAGCCATCTGCCCTAATTGCTGAAAGTTGTCTCTTCCATTAATTCCAAATACATCTTTAGTAATCCCAATAATATGACTTGCAATTACATCTTTCATTACTTACTTCCTTTCGCATTATCTATTAGTTGTTTCCAATACTCTGGTGATTCTGTATCTATAAACCAGTCACCGTTTTTAACAAAAGCATCGTACTTTTCTTCTGTCTCAAAAGCTCCGTACATGTGTTTTCCTTTCTTTCGCTTACATTAGTTAGACTCTTCTACTTTAAAAAAGGTTACATCTTTTTTTTTGTGTTATAATTTATTAGAGGATTCTTCTCTAGCAATAGATTAGTATAACCTTCCTTTCGTGTACGTAAAAATAGTGGGTGTAAAAACCCACTATTTTGTTTATGTAGTATATAATTAAAGTATCGGATTGCGGTCGTCTCCGACTATAAATGGATGCTGCACCTTCCAGCTTATAGCTGACGTGTAAGCTGCGTATTACAATTCGTCTAGTATCTCAACAGTCTGGAGTGGCTGGCAATTCTCATTGTTGTTTAATTATTATTTGTCGCGTATCGCATCATTAACCCAAGGATGATGTAGTTAATACCAACACTTGGAGTAGGAGATAAAATGGAGAACGAAGTAGAAAATACAGTAGAAGAAGTACAAGAAGATAACAATGCTATCAAGTCAATGCGTGAACGCATTAAAGAACTTGAATCAGTAGAAAAGGAATATAAATCTGTACAGATGGCAAATGCTATCAAAGATGCAGGTTTTGACCCAGAAGCTGGTCCAGGTAAAGCATTAAAAGACTTGTATAAAGGTGAGTTAAAAGGAGATGCAATAAAAGAATTTGCAGCTCAATATGGTTGGGGAGATGCTCCAGCTGAACCCACACAAGATGAATTGCAACGACAAAGAGTTGTTTCTAGTCAAGACAATTTAGATACTGTAATTGAAGCATCAGTACCAGTAGAGCCAGTTGGCTTAGAAGACCAGATTGCACAAGCGCAGCAAGATGGTGATTGGCAAACTAGCGCAAATCTCAAAGCAGACAAATTAAGAAATTTAACCCAAGAAAAAAAGTAAAGGAGATTTAAATGGGTGCAGTAAGCGGATTGGGAGACTCGTATGACCTCCCGAATTACGTGGGTGAGTTATTTAATATAACTCCAAACGATACACCGTTTCTTTCTGCTATTGGTGGAATGACTGGAGGTAAATCAGTTACCTCTAAACAGTTCACCTGGCAAACAGTTGACAATGCAACAGCTGCTCAAACAGTAGTAGTTGAAGGTGCAGACGCAACTTTCGCAGAGAGAAGCAGAAGCGAAGTAACAAACGTTACTCAAATTATGCAATATGGTGTTCACGTATCATATACAAAACAAGCAGCAACAGGTAACCTTGCTGGTCAATCTATACTAGGAAATCAACCAGTTCAAGATGAATTGGCTTTCCAATTAGATATGGCTATGAAGAGAGCAGCTAGAGACATAGAGTTCTCTTTTATGCAAGGAGCTTTTGTCGCAGATACAAACATAACAACAGCAAGAAAAACAAGAGGAATGTTAGCAGCTATCGCAACAAACGAGAGAGCTGCTGGTGGAGGAGCTTTGACACAGTCAGATGTGAACCAAGTTCTAAAAGCTATGGCAGATTCTGGAGCTCCATTTGAGCAACCAGTAATGTTTGCTAATGCCTTCCAAAAGCAAAAACTATCATCTATCTATTCAAGTGCATTGTCACTTGCGCCAAGAGATAGAAATATTGGTGGAGTAGATATCACCACTATTGAAACTGACTTTGGCGAAGTAGGTATTGTCTATAGCAGACACGTACCAACAGATGACATTGTAATTGCTGACCTTGCGTATTGTAAGCCTGT